CCGAAGGTCTTTTCATGTCTTGTATGGAAGTGACCAGATATAATCAAACTAGACTTCTTCAAAAGATCCTTTACCTTTACACCCTCCTCACATACCTTATAGGTATTCATTTTAAACGTCTCAATTTCAAAATGACCGAATATAATATCACTCTCTTCGATATTTTTAACGTTTGTATTCCACGGACAGAATGATAGCATGCGATCGTATGCCTCTAATGTCTGGTACTGCTCTAAAACAGTTACATTTTTTCTATTCTTAAATATAGAAAGTGAATTTACATCTGTTCTATGCTTGTAGTAAATATCATGATTACCAGTTATAGCGATAACGTTAAACTCCGATAAGATGTCCAATATATCGGCGGATACTTGTAGCGTGTTAACTGATATCTCACTTCTATTGTGATGCCAGTCACCACAAAATATAATATCTTCGATTTTATTACGAACACACTCTTCTCTAAACCAGTTAGCCCATTCTAAGGCATAATTATGCCACTCAGTACTATTAGAATGAACACCTAAGTGTAGGTCAGATATGATAGCTACTTTAGGCTTTCTAAGCGTCGGGATCATCATCACCATCAACAGGTTTTACATAAACATGACCATGGGTATTATTAGGATCAGACATATAGTCTTCATAAATTTGCTCTTTATAAGATTTAATAGCTTCATGATGCTTTTTCTCCTTCTTAATTCGATTAATAAAGGCATGATACGCTATTGTAGTAAAATATGAGAATGGATTAGAGTTATTCTCAAATTTATACTTCTTATATTTGAGAGCCGAATACATCTTAATCAATGCATCACCAATCATATCATCTTTATAGGAATAATTAATAAATGACGAGTTATAACTTAACCCATACGCAATCTTTTTAATATTTTCGGCGAGATCATCCGTCAAGATATCAGAGTCATAATATTTCCTTAAACTTGCTTTAAAGACTTTAGGTTCAATGTAGTATTCGGCTTTTTTCTCTTTGGACATTTTATTAATTATAAAGTATATATTTTATAAGTCAAGATAAATTTACAGTTGATTCTGTATAGCGTATCTTTTCGGATTCATAGATTTCCTTACGCTTTTCGTTGTGTCTTATACCATATGGTAGATTATCGCATATATCAATAATGACTAGCTTGTTTTTACTATGATGCTTACGTAATCCACGACCAATTGACTGAACTGTACGTACAAACGACTTACCCCCAGCAGCAAATACAATGTTATGCAGATTTTTAATGTTAACACCCGTAGAAAAGATAGCACTAATAGCAACACATATAACATTATGTTCCTTTTCCATTATACCTTTAATTTTATCACGCTCTTCTACATCTACCTCACCTCTAATGAAGTAAACCTGTTTACCTTCTAAGGTACTAAGGTAATTCATTAAAGCCTCACCATGTTTAATGTGATTAACTAGTATAAGTGTGTTATTTGGTAACTTACCTACTAATTTACTTAAGAAAGTGTTACGATCAAAGGATTCATATATAAAGTTGAGCTCTTCTCTATATCTATCCTGTGTTTCATAACGAATTTTGTCTTTATAGTTAAGATTAAGTACCTTAACGTTAACATTAGCTAGGTAATCCTCCATTCTAAGCTCATAACTCGACTTTTCATAGATAACAGGGCCTAGTTTACCAATAATAGACCACTTATCTATCTGTTTCTCGGGTAATGTACCTGTGAATCCGTATTTGTTAGGTGTTTTGATCTTCTTTACTATCTTAGATATCTTATTACCTGATGTTATCTTGTGACACTCGTCTACAATTAGTAAATCTATATGCTTTATCCAATCATTATCTTCAAATCTACTCTGTATAATACCTATATTAGCAATAATTACATTCGCAGTAAAGTCTGGCTTCGTTTTTCCAGTCCATTTAGTTAGTTTGTATGTGGATCCACAGCTTATAAACTCATCATAAGTCTGCTTAACCAATCCTAGATCAGGTACAAGCACAATACACTTAAATGTATCTCTATCTGGACTATATCTAAAGTAATTTTCTATTAATGCCGCTGTTGTAAATGTCTTACCAGCACCAGTACCAAGGACACACGTACCTCTACCAAGTCTCATAGCCTTACCTATAACTTCTTCTTGATACTCACGCAAGTCAAAGGCAAAATCTTTATACATCGGCTTATCTAAACCAACATCTATAGCTTTTTGTAGTGCAGGTGTAATGTTAGCCTGTATATTAATCTGATTCTTAATAAGATACTGGCGGATATCCCAGTATAACCCAAGCTCACATGAGCCTAAGTTACTAATTACATATTTACGACGAGGAGCGAACCTATTAAACCTTCTAGCGAACCTAGCACCATCATTTTCCACGCTAAAATGCTCACGTATTCGATCGTATAACGACGAATCATCACACTTGATATGAAGTTTACCGGATGACTTTATATAATCAAAGTGTATCATACTATAATTGCTCCATCTTCTGAACATCTATTATGTTCTTTATATCAAACCCCATTTGACCCATAACCTTCTCTACCTTCTCTAGATATTCAATGATCATATTACATTCATATATCTTTGATGATATACTCTGTAAGCTTTCATGACGTTCTGCGGCGTTCTCAGCAGAAGATTGGCTTATCTTAACTGGAGAAGTTGCTATAACCTCTTTAGTTATATTTTTCTTAAGCTGGGCTTTCTTTTTAGAAAGCTCACCTCTCTTTATCTTAGTCTCCATCAACCTAGCAACCCAAAAATGCTTACGTGCAGGTAGTCTCATTTGAGCTTCCTTAAGATTGAAATCATCAAGTACCAGATCCTTACCGACATCTTCAATAAATTTTTTAAGCAATTCCACAAACTTAGTATAAATATAAATATGCAAGAATCAAGAGGTAAATTTGAAGAGAGGTTCTTCAAGTTACTGGCTGAGGACATGTCTACTGGTAGTGGTGCTCTTGGGGCAGCAGCTGCTAGTAGTGATATATTTAACCCAGCTACAAATATAAACTCCGGAGATACATATGCACCTGAAGATAACAGAGTATATTACTCTACTGGTAAAGTACAAACCCGTAAAGGTGCAACGGGCAAAAAGAAACAAAAGAAAAAAGTAAAGGGAGTTAATTTTGCTACTGGTGAAGAGAATGAGGAGGTTATGTGTCCAGACGCTTGTTGTGGAATGCCGATAAAAGAGTGTAAGTGTGGTCCAGAATGTGAGCATTGTAATTGTTACGAGATCAACAATGGCTGATCTAGGACATTGGCAGGGATTGCTTACAGAAGATACTATTCCGTACGGTTTTATATACGAGATAACAAATCTCACTAATAATCGCAAGTATATTGGTAAAAAGCAGTGTCAATCGGTACGTAAACGACCACCTCTAAAGGGTAAAAAGAATAAACGACATCAAATCGTTGAAACTGACTGGAGAACTTATACTTCGTCCTCAAACGAGTTAAATAAAGACATAATTGAGCTTGGAAAGGATAAATTTAAGTTCGAAATACTAATAAGTTGTGATAGTAAATGGGAACTCTCATATAATGAGATGAAGCTACAGGTAGAACGTGAGGTTTTACTGAAAGATGAGTATTACAATGGAATTATCAACGTTCGAATTGGAAAAAGAAGAAGATAACGTCAGAGGTTATGTTTTTATTAACTTAAATCGACTGTTAGAGGCTTCTTACAATGAATATACGTGGTATATTACGGAGAATGAACTAAAACTTAGTAGAAAAGACAAGAATAAGCTTGGTATACACTTTATTACAAAGAAACTTATTAGTATTTGCTCAAAAGACCGGAAGAAGAAGTGGTTCTACTATCAAAACAACGAAAAAATAGAGAATACTCTTGTTAAGCGTATATTTAACGCACTTCCCACTAATATAACGTATGGAGATGGTGTGTTTAAGTCGTTTTTAAGAGAAAGAGACTACTTAACCTTCGCAAATGTTGATGCATCAGCAGTTAGTTTCCGGAAGTTTCGCAATTTTTTGAAGAGATACGAATTACAGCAACTTGAGGCTGAACTTATGAATAATATCAATATAAAACTATCACTTCTACCATAAATAAAGATATGAGCAAATTCCTTGAAGGTGTTGATGAGCATACTCCCGAAAAAGATTTAGATGAGATAACTGCGGCAAAGCGTGAGTTACAAAATATACTTCTTAAAGCTGATATAATGGCTGATGCTAAAGTTTTTAAAGATGAAATTTTTGTTAAATTACCTTCCAATAAGATTATAAAGCTTGAAATTATTGATGTAAAGGATGTACCTGTTGAAGATCAAGAGGATGTCAGTAAAAAGGCAGAAGCTCTATCAAGCTTATTTAACATTAAGACACCTAA